CTAGATTCTTCTGTTGCAGATAACTCAAAAATTATATTTATATCACCGCCTTCGTTTGAAGCCCAAAGGCAAAACCCTTTTGCTACAGATGAAGACCGCGTTGTATTAGTAGAAAGAGAAAACGCATCGTTTGATCTAGCACCTCTTATGGGCAACATAAGCCCACAGAAGTGCTATGAAAAAAGCCAAGCAATCAAAGACAAACTGCGAGAACAAGCCGGATTCAAAAAGAAACCGACTAAGACTCGACTAACGTCTATAGACAATATGACAGAAGAAGTTCTGGTTAACCCAGACAAGATGTCCATATCTATTGCAGACACAAGCAGCTTTCCATACATACGTTGCAACATAAATGGTGGCGATAGCGGCGCTTACTACTTTAACATCGAACGCCCAACGTATATGTACAACTTCAAAGACGAGCCGATCTTTGAGATAGAAAAAGCAGACAAAGACTTCTACACATCTATATTCGATACGTTTGCAGATGAGCTAGAAAAAATAGGTAAAGCTGAGTTCCCAATTGTTATGCGCGATTTCGACTCAGATACGTTTTACGCTGGCATGTTCAACCCAAACCACAATCAGTTTTCTGACGACTACCCGCTTACCCCAATAGGTAAGCAGAACATAGAAGACTTCTTTATATCGCACGGTAAGTTAGCCCCAGACTTTATACCTGAAGCTAAGGTAAAGTTTATGCCAACGTCTAACGAGCCTGCTATTAACCTTGCAAAAACGCCATACGAGATAAACACATATAGAAAAACAACGTACGCTTTAAACCCGAAAACGCCCGCTAAGCCTTTAGAGTTTGGCACAGCAAAGACTATATCGCGTATCTGCCCGCTGTCTTACACCATAATGAAACACATGCTAGGTGATGGGCAAGAAGAGTTTGAACGCTTCATTAATTGGCTTGCGTACATATTCCAGACACGTAAAAAGACTGGCGTATCGTGGGTTCTGTCAGGTACACAAGGCACAGGTAAAGGCGTGTTTTACTCACGCATACTTCGTGGCCTATTCGGTACTCACCATGCGCCTATGCGTTACTTGCAAAGCATGGAAGAGCAGTTCAACTTGTACATGCGAGACGCGTTGTTCTTAGTAGTAGACGAGTTCCACATGGCATCATCGTCTAGCGGTGCAGGAAAGATGGCTGATAAGCTAAAGAACCAGATTACTGAACCTACAATTACAATCAGAGGCATGCGCAGTAACCAAATAGAAATTGATAACTACACAAACTTTATATTTCTTACCAACAGAGTAGACGCAGTAAACATTGAGAATGGAGACCGTCGATACAACATTGCTCCTAAGCAAGATAAAAAATTAATCGAAGCATACCCAGATATACCAGAACGACTAGATACTAACGAGCTTGAAGAAGAGCTATGGTCGTTAGCTGGGATATTACAAACGTTCAAGTACGATAAACGATTGGTAGAGACGCCGATAGATAACACCGCCAAAGAACAAATGCGCAATGTGTCTATGTCTGTCTTTGACGAGTTTTGCCAAGCATTAAAGCACGGCAAGCTATCTTCGTTTACAGACATACTAGACATAAACGTAGCAAGCATACTGCACAGCAACGAAATAGAAATCGCACAGCGCATTGTAAAAACTTGGATTGCCCAAGTAGATGACGAATACATGGTCGTACCTATGGAACATTTGCGAACCGTTTATCACGTACAGACTGAGCAAAACCCAAGGTTTTCACAGCGTGAGTTTTCTAAGCGCATGAACAGAAACGGATTAGCATCAGAACGAAAACGCCCTTATGGTGCTAGTAGAGATGCTAATCATATAAGCGGGCTTGTAGTAAATTGGACTTTAACTCAAGAAGAGTACGACTACTTAATAGCAACTTACTTTAAACCAGAAGACCATCGCCTTCTAAAAAGCGCATAAAACTAGCAAAGCATTGTTTTATTAGTTACACTAATAAAAACAACTGACTAGGATATCTAAGTGGTTAAGCTAACTCAGGATAAGAGACCAGACATAACCAAGCCTTTAGAAAAACCAGAGCAGCTCGGTGAACTAAAGGCTTGGTCTTACTCAGCGCTTAAAGTTTTTGAAGAATGCCCTTACAGGTCTTACATTCAAAAAGTAAAAAAGATTCAAGAACCGTCAAGTCCAGCAGCAGATCGCGGCACACAGATACACCAAGAAGCAGAAGACTACGTTAAAGGTGAGCTAGGTGAACTACCAGCTTCGCTAAGCAAATTTAAAAATGACTTTGAGCAGCTACGAGATTTATTCGCTGAAGCTAAAGTAGAACTAGAAGGTGAATGGGGCTTTGACCTTGAATGGAACCCTTGTGGTTGGATGGAAAAATCCACATGGGCACGTATCAAGCTAGATGCTCTCGTGCATGAAGACGAACAAAGTGCACGTGTAATTGACTACAAGACAGGTAAAAAGTTTGGCAATGAAATAGGCCACTCGCAGCAGTGCTTGTTATATGCAATTGCTACTTTCTTTAGATACCCACACATAGACTTTGTGCAGACCGAGCTATGGTATCTAGATAAAGGCGAGACAACTAAGAAATCCTTCACAAGAGAACAAGCGATGCAGTTCGCTCCGGGCTTTCACAGACGTGCAATTGCAATGACTACTTGCGAAGACTTTTCACCAACGCCAAGTAAAGACTCTTGCCGATGGTGTTCTTATGGAAAAGGCGACTACCCCGAATGTTCGTGGGGCGTCAACTAACAGCTCTCCGTACCAACCCCCACCCCTAGGTTGGTTACTCCCCTTCCCCGCCCCCTCCAGCGGGGTTTTTTTTACCTAAAATAAGAGGCAACAATGGGAACTATACTACTGCGCTTACTCACTCTCATGGAAATTGTGTTATTCATAAAACACTTTAAGGAGCAATCTAAAAATAATGAAACAGATAAGCGTGTATCACTTAGTGAGGATGAAGCATGAAAAAATATAGAGTAGCGGTGGCATATGAGTCTGGATTTGTTGTCGAGGTAGAGACTCCCAATAGCCAATTAGCGAGAAATCTTGTCATGGAAATGATTGACGAGGATGGCATTCCAGAGGATGCAAAAGTGTTGCACAGAGATTATTTTATTACTGATGTAAAAGTGGATGATCTGACAACATGCAAATGATGTACAACAGAGATGGCACACTAATAGAGTACACCCTGAAGACAGATCCGCCAGAAGCGATGTATTGGACGACTTACCGATTGAAAAAAAGGGATATACAGATCATAACAAAGACTGACAAAGCTACAGCGACACAAATACGACAGGAAATATTCGATGACATTATTAGCAGAGAACCAAACATTAAGACGACAAAGGACAAAGTACATAAAAAGTGTCAAAGTACCTCACAAGAAAATGCTAAAGGAAGGCAGAGCCAACGCAAAACTAGGCGACGTAATAACAATTAAGAAGTGGAAAGGATTAAAAATATACTCATTGACACTAGAAGAACGAGTGTCATGTCCAGATTACTGCGAACAATGGGATAATTGCTATGGTAACAACATGCCGTTTGGTCATAGGTTTGATCATACTCACCCAGATTTCTTACCGCTCTTACGAGAGCAACTTGTCGAACTACTAACTAAACACCCTGAAGGCATCGTCATACGTCTTCACGTACTCGGTGACTTCTTTGACATTGACTATTGCATTTTTTGGGTACAAATGCTCATAGAACACCCTAACCTCAAAGTGTTTGGCTATACGCATCACAGACTGTCTACTGAGATGGGTCAAGCTGTAGACTCTATCAACCGTATAGCGCCAGACCAATCAGCAATACGGTTTTCAGACGACCACACAACAGATTTTGCTGCGTATACAGAAAATACTGTAGGGACAGTATTCAAAGGTATCTATTGCCCAGAACAAACAGGTAAGACTGCAAGCTGCGCAACGTGCGGATATTGCTGGTCTTCAGATCAACCAGTAATTTTTCTTGAACATTAAATATAAGCTGTGCTAATATTATTTGTAATCAATGAGTGATCAAATATGCAAGAAGCATTCGAACATCAAAAGACAACTACAGACTTCATATTAAATAACGAACGAGTACTTGTAACATCTGACCCCGGCACTGGCAAAACGCGCAGTGTTATCGATGCATTTGTACGGCGCAGTAAAAGCAAAATGCTTGTGCTTGCCCCGCTATCTATCCTTGAAGCATCATGGGGAGACGACATAAAGAAGTTTGCTCCGCAGCTAACGTTTGCCGTTGCATACGCAAAGAACCGAGAAAAAGCATTCTTAGAAGACGTAGATATCGTCATCACTAACCACGATGCAGTTAAATGGTTAGTTAAGAACAGCAAGTATTTAGACCAATTCGATATGTTGTGCATCGATGAGTTCACAGCATTCAAGAACAAAGACAGCCAACGCAGTAAAGCTGCACTTAAAATTGCACAGCACTTTAAGTACCGCGTAGCAATGTCAGGTACCCCTAACAGCAACACTATCCTTGACATCTGGCACCCGACACTAATCATTGACGACGGTGAACGGTTAGGTCGCAGGTTCTACGGCTTCAGATCAGCTGTCTGTACATCACACTTCAATGGCTTTGCTAACGAATGGGTAGACAAAAGCGACGCTCAAGAGATTGTTGCTGCAGCGCTGCATGACATAAACATTCGCTACAAGCTAGAAGAGTGTATCGACATGCCAGAGCAGACTACACGTCAAATGTACGTGACTCTGCCAAAAACTATCCAAAGCCAATACATAGCGCTAGCTGAAGACTCAGTACTGTACACAGGTAAAACAACAATCAATGCTGTACACGCCGGTGCCAAAGTTAAAAAGCTACTGCAGCTGTGCACTGGCGCTGTGTACGACGAACACGGTGTAGCACAGGGCATACATTCAGAGCGATATGACTTAGTTATGCAACTTGTGCAAGAGCGGAAACACTCGCTAGTTGCATTCAACTGGAAGCACGAACGTGACCACATGACAGCGCTAGCTGACAAATTAGGTATATCGTACGGCGTTATAGATGGCAGCACACCAAGCCACAAACGCAAAGATATCGTTGACCGCATACAAGCTGGTCAGCTGCAAGTAGTGTTTGCACACCCGCAATCAGCAGGCCACGGTCTAACCATGACCAAAGCTACATCGATTATATGGTCGTCGCCAACGTACAACGCAGAGCATTACCAACAATTCAACCGACGTATCTACCGTGCCGGTCAAACACAACGCACTGAGATCATACAGATCGCAGCTAAAGATACGTGGGAAACAGATGTATATGAAAAACTAGACGGTAAACTTACACGAATGGAAGAACTATTAACGATTCTTAATGAGCTACACAAAAAAGGAAAGACTAATGGTTAATGAACAAACAACAATTAATGACTTAATTGCTTCTCGAGCAGCCATCAAAGATCAAATGGATGAGCTTAATCGAGAGTTAAAAAGCTTGCGTGAGACACAAGATAATATCGATGTCTTACTGCTCAAGAAGATGGATGCTGAAGGTTTGTCACGCACTGCGAACGACAAGGCTTCTGTATCGATCAATGAGGATATGGTACCTGAAGTTATTGACTGGGATCTGTTATACGATCACATCATAGCTACCAGAGACCTTAGCCTCTTGCACAGACGCGTCAGTTCAACTACATACAAGGAATTGCAGAAGCTTGGCGAAGCAGTCCCCGGTTTGCAGCCACGAACTGTACGTCGAATCAACTTTAGATCACTTTAATTTATTAATGAACAAGGAACAATGAACTATGAGTAGCACAGCGTTAGCAATCCCAGAAGACAAAGTACCAGCATACATCAAGAAAGCAGAAGGCGTAGGCCGTGGCAATGAGAACGTTGGCAACAACGTAACCATTCCCCGAGTCAAGCTGTTACAAAAAATGTCTGACGAAGTAGATAAGCATCATGCCAACTATGTCAAAGGCGCAGAGCCCGGCCACTTCCTCAACACCTTGACCGATCATAACTACGGTGAAGAACTGTATGCCATCAGCATTACGTTCAAACACGAGTTCACTGTTTGGCGCAAGCGTGATGCAGGCGGCGGTTTGTTGGGTTCTTTTAGCTCACAAGCAGAAGCACAAGATGCAATCAACGCGCAAGACAAGCCTCAAGACTATGACATCACCGAGACTCACACTCACGTGTTGCTGCTCAAAGATCCTGAGACAGGTAGCCTTGAACCCACCCCAGTAATCATGGACTTTGCCAGCTCCAAGCTACGTATCTCTCGTAACTGGAACTCGCAGATCGGCATGAAAGGTGGAGACCGATTCTCTGGTCTTTGGAAGATCAAGTCGGTAGCTGTAGAAAACCGCATGGGCAACGCGTTTATGAACGTAGACGTTGAGTTTGTCGGTTGGGCTCAAGAAGAAGATTACAAACTGGCCGAAGCGTTATATGAGCAGTACTCGTAATCTACTGAGTCGTGCATGAACGAGCACGGGTTTGTAAAATCCGTGCATCGTCATCTTCCTTCTGACGTATTCGTCTGGAAGATACACGACACGTTTGCTGGCGGGGTACCAGATGCATTTTATGCTGGCCCCGCTAGTATTCTATTTGTCGAATACAAGTACGTAAAGAAACTGCCAAGCAAAGATACAACTGCTATAAGGACATCGCTATCCGTGCAACAAGCACTCTGGTTAGATCGACTAGCAACTTACAACCAACGCGCTGCAGTAATAATCGGCTGCGAAGAATCTGCCATTGTCCTCGAGCAAAAAGAATGGAACAACTACCTTTTAAAATCTGATTACCAAAAGCGTGCCGTGTCTAGAAAAGAAGTAGCCGACTGGATAACGGGAGTTGTCTGTGGAAACTAGACTAGAGAACTTGCAACGTGAGTGGAAACTAAAAAAGCAACGCGATAAAGTCACACAGACAGAAGCAGCGGCTAAAATTGGGTGGACACAAAGCGCGTTTAGTCAGTACCTGAGTGGGACAACAGAGCTAAACCCGTCCGCTATCATAAAATTAGCTAAGTACCTCGACATACCGCCCTCTAAAATAGATCCAGAATTGTATAGCGATCTAACCTGCCCATTTTGCCAAAATAAGCTTTAAAATCTGCAGCACTAAGCCCTTGTTAACGCTCTACTTTTCACGTAGGAGCGCCTCTCTCAACCCCTAAAATTAACGCTTTTTAGGCGTGTAACCCTTGTTGGTTTTTGACTTAGGCATGCGAGCTTTCTTTGGTTTTTGGTTAATACAAGGTTGTCCTTTGTGCATATTAAGGCTCCGTTGGCCACTGAACTTGGTCAAGGCTGGTTACCCCTTCCAAGTTAGCAGGAATATCTCGCAACTGTTGGCGGTACGATGCCCACCAACCTTTAACAGTTGGGCTGAGAGGTGAGTCAGGCATTTGGGTCCAATCGGATTTAGCTAATCGTATATCACGCTCATTACGAAGTAGCTCCATAAAACGAGCAGAGTCAAAGTTCCACTGCATGTTTTCCCATGCATAGTACTCGCCCGGCCTAGCAGTTCGCGTTGACCACTGACCGTTGTCATAGACCCATGTATTTATTACTTGGACATCGTTAGAAGTGTACGGTATATGGATAGCTAATAAATCACCGTACATTTGACCATTGTAAAATGCAGAGTCAGTACTGGGAGAGATTATGCTTACCACCTCGCCGTTAGCATTTACCATTGCAACTTTAATCATTAAAACCTCGCAAGCATCTCTACTCTGGATGATGAGTTTGTAACTGGTGGTAACGAAAAATATATCGTTCCATACGGATCAACTAAAGAGCTGAGCTGATCGTTAGTAAAATCAAACTTAACTTTATAAGCAAGACCGCTAGTGTATGACGGGGCTTCAGGCGCAAAACCAAAAAACCCATACGCGTTCATGCATGCCCATGTGTTGTTTAGTAGCTCCCCGCCAACGTTAGGATACACACTAGCAAAAGTAGAGGAGGAAGGGGTAGTTACTCTAGACTGATAAACCCTGCTAGTGCCGTATTCAGAAGTAAATGCTAAATTGCCAGATGAGTTGTAGACATTTAATCCATATCCACTAGACGGGACAGTTAGTGTTTGCGACTTAGTAAGTATTATGTAGTCAATACTTTGCCCTGTACTACTAAAACTATCATAAAAGTAAAATCTAGGCGTAGCTCCACCAATACGATCAAGCAACATACTAAACTTGTAAACACCGCTAGGAGTAGAAGGCTTAGCAAAAATAATTATATCATCAGGCGTGCCAGAAGGAAGATTAGTAGGAGTTGCCCCAGCTCCGGGTGATTGAGTAGTTACAGTGCCAGAACCAAACACAGACACGTTGTCAAAAGGTTCTGCAACCTGCACAAAACCAGATGCGTTACTAACTGTCATACCATAACTCATACTCGAAATACCTGTATGCTGTAATACCTAGTCAAGTTATTTAAGTTTTGTACGTTTAAAACGCCGGTAGACCCATAAGTAAGTTTTACGTATGTAGCGTCGCCACCTTCAGAGTTAAACCCCCACGTACCGTCGTTAGTTAAGCCCGGCACGTCTATAGTAGTAGATTGATTAGCAGTAAGAGAGCCAAAGTGATAGCTAACATACCTGACAAGCCTATCCGTTAAAGTTACAACAAGTGTACCTGAAGAGTTGTATATTTCTAACCCATACGCACCGCTAAGAACGCCGTTAAGTGAAATATTAGTTGTGCCACCAACGGCACCGAATGGATTACTAACAACATTCCAATAAAAGCCAACGCCACCATCTACGGTAAAACCACTAACTATGGCACTACTCGATAGTGTTGTGCTCCCAACAGTGTACGAAGTGAAAACATCCCTGTAGCTTTGCCAGCTATCAGATGCGGATATAGTGGGATTATCTAAACGCAGATAAACACGGTTATTGGGTGATTCAGCCGCCCAGCGAGTACCATGTACTATATATTCTTTGCCGCCTACGCCAACAAAAACGCTTGATCCTATATCACCATAAAATAAAGTCGGGCCGCTATCGTAACCATAGTAAGTGTACCCGGTCGATGCCAAATAAGCAGAGCCTACCGTAATGGGAAAGACAACATTTGCCATCTTAAGCGCCTAGATTACCTAACTTGACGCGAAGCGTGCCGCTAGCGTCGTATACTTTTATAGCCCCATTGCTATCCATGTAAATAGAACTAGCGGTGCCATCTGTGTCAGATGATATAGTTAGTTTTTCAGCGTCTATAGAATCGGCCCCAATTCTTGTAGCGTCTATAAGACCAGCGGTTATTTTTTCAGCGTTGATGTTGAGTATCTTAGCATCGTCGATGGCAGCTTCACCGATCTTGGCATTTGTTATAGTACCATTAGCGACAAACGCGTCGCTTATATACACACCTGCCGGAACTTCTACGCCGTTTATTTCAGTAGCAGTAGCAATAACAGTAAACGGAATAACAGGATCGCCAGTATCAGTAGCGCCTTTTAGGATAGCAAAACGATCAGCGTTAACGATAAACTCGCTTACTATTTCGCCAGCATCGTTGGGTGCAGACGCAAGTCCATACCCAGCTACTGCGCCGTTATTGTCTATTTTAACTGTATACTTTGCGTTAAGGCCGTTTATTGATTCAGCTGCTGCTTCTACAGCCGCTGCATTGGCACCGACCACGGACGAAAGCGCACTTACTGCAGTCGATATTGCACTATTAGCTTCGGTTTTAGTGTAATAAGATTCCGTAAGCGTTGCAGAAGTTACATAATCTTCAAGGTCAGTAGTTGAAGCAAGGTCAAGAGTAGCGGCGGTTATAGCATCGTCTGTATCAGCAGAAGTATAATAATTACCAGTAAGCGTCGCGGTAGTTGCATAATTATCCAAATCTGCACTAGACGCCAGACCAAAAATCGCAGTAGCAATTGCTTCATCGGCAGTAGTTTTAGTATAGTAATTCTCTTCAAGACTGGCTGTAGTAGTGTAGTCTTGAAGGTCAGTAGTAGAAACCAAATTTAAAACTGCCGCCGCAATTGCGTCATCAGCCCCAGTTTTAGTATAGTAAGTTTCCTGTAAATCAGCTGTAGTAGTATAGCTATCAAAATCGCTAGCAGAAGCTAACCCTAAAACAGCAGCTGCAATTGCGTCATCAGCCCCAGTTTTAGTGTAGTAAGTTTCCTGTAAATCAGCTGTAGTAGTGTAATTGTCAAAGTCGCTAGCAGACGCTAACCCTAGAACAGCCGCCGCAATTGCGTCATCTGCAGTAGTTTTAGTGTAGTAATTTGTAGTTAAATCTGCGGTAGTAGTATAGTTACCTAACTCTGTATCTACGTATGTTTCAGAGGCTAACCCAAGCACGGCAGCAGCAATTGCTTCATCGGCTCCAGTTTTAGTGTAGTAGTTTGTAGTTAAATCTGCGGTAGTAGTATAGTTACCTAACTCTGTATCTACATACGATTCAGATGCTAACCCTAAAACAGCAGCTGCAATTGCTTCATCAGCCCCAGTTTTAGTGTAGTAATTTGTAGTTAAATTTGCGGTAGTAGTATAACTGCCTAATTCCGTGTCTACGTATGTTTCAGAGGCTAACCCAAGCACGGCAGCGGCAATTGCTTCATCGGCTCCAGTTTTAGTGTAGTAGTTTGTAGTTAAATTTGCGGTAGTAGTATAGTTACCTAATTCCGTGTCTACATACGTCTCAGACGCAAGCCCCAATACAGCAGCTGCAATTGCTTCATCTGCAGTAGTCTTAGTGTAGTAGTTTGTAGTTAAATCTGCGGTAGTAGTATAGTTACCTAATTCCGTGTCTACGTACGTTTCAGAAGCTAACCCTAAAACAGCGGCAGCAATTGCTTCGTCTGCAGTAGTCTTAGTGTAGTAGTTTGTAGTTAAATCTGCGGTAGTAGTATAGTTACCTAACTCTGTATCTACGTATGTTTCGGAGGCAAGTCCCAAAACTGCTGAAGCTATTGCTTCGTCTGCGGTAGTTTTAGTGTAGTAGTTTGCAGTTAAATCTGCGGTAGAAGTATAGTTACCTAATTCCGTGTCTACATATGTTTCGGAAGCTAAACCAGTAGTGGCCGATGCTATTGCTTGGTCGGCTTCAACCGCAGTGTAATACTCTTCAAACAGTGTAGCCCGCGTAGCTGGTAGCCCAGTATCAGGGTCGTTTATTTGAGATTGCAACCCATATAAAGCTAAGGCAGAAGCAGATGTAGAAGTAGCAGAAACATTATTTAGCTCTACAATGGCAGCAGCATTTTCACCTACAAATTCGCCTAAGCTAGTGTAATCACCAAGCAACTGCCAGTAATTAGTATCAGTGGGTAAATTACCAGTTGTTGGGGCTGTTGCACGGTACAACCCACCTTCGTAAGTTACCTGATCATCTATAGCGTAAGAAGTAGCATTATCATACTCAGTTACAGAAATTAGATCATTTATTTGGCTTTGTAGATTTTGACTAGCGGCAGCAACTTCTGCTGCCCTAGCTGCGGCTTCAGTTGAAACGGCTGTAGTTATTGCAGTATTCCTGTCAGAAACTTCCTGCGCTAAAGCCGCTATGCGATCACTAATTTCATCGCCTATAGCTGAGTTTAACTCAGACACCTCATTTGCAATAGTATCGCCAAGGTCAGATATAGCTTCTGTACGGTCATTAATTTCTTGCGTTATAGCGGCAATCCGAGCAGCAGTTTCTTGGGCTAATAAGTACCTAACCGAATTAACAACCGAAGCATCCCCATCTATAAGGTCTATTCTGCTAAGTAAATCTTGGGTTAATTCCGACTCAGATATAGACTCTGCAAGTATCTCTAACAGATACTCAACATCTAACGCTGTCTCAGCTAAAGTCCCAGCCGAAGAGTTAAAAGGACCGGGTATACCGTCCTCACTTACGAACCGTATCCAATAATAGTATGAACTAGACTCTCCAACTGGGTCTGAAAAGGCTATGCCGCTAGATACGCCAACTAGTTGAGCGTCGCCAATAATGTCAGCATCGTGACGCCACACCTCTGTTTGCCCGTGGTTTGTATAGTTTGGAGAGTCCCAAAATAAAAGAATTACCGAGTATGCTCCAGTAGCTGTAAAGCCGGTAGGGGCGGGTGGAACAGTGGTATTTATAGCTGGAGTAATTACAGACGGAGTAAAATCACTACCAGAAAGGTTGGGGTTAAAAGGTCTATCGGTTAAGTCTACCGCTAGCCCGCTATTTATTAACTCTCTTAGCGTAATTGCCCTATCACGCTGATCCCCACGGCGGCCTAATCGCACTTCTACAGCTTCTACTAAGTTCTCTAAATACCTACGAAGCTCCGGGGATATATCCCTAGGTAAGTTAGGTAAGCTAGGTACTTTTGTAGGGTATGTAGTTCGCTTAGTCGTCATAACTCTTGTATCTCTTGCATGCTTTGGGCAAGGCAAACTTCATCAATTGCAACAGAACCTGATACTTCAACTTCCCAAACCTGCGCTATAACAGGCGGTAACCTCATTATAGGTTCACGCAAAGTACCAGTAGACGCGCCAGACGGCACGGTAACTGTTTGTGTATATACACCGCTAGCCTCAGACAAAGAATAGTCGGCGACAAGAGTACCGTCAGCCCACACTTTGACAGCAATAGGGTAATCTTGGGCGTGCACAGACACCCAGCTCATGCTGAGCGGTCTCGGCGTAACAAACTGTTTTGACTTCCATGTAACCTGTTTAGCTTCAGCTCCACCTCTAAATTTTTGTACAGCGCCATCTAAAATCACGTACAGCTCACCATCTTTAGGGTTCATATAGCCGCCCCGAATAGTGCCAGAGTACTCTATAAATGAAAGCGCTGCAGCTTCGGCTCTAGGATCGTATACAAATCCGCCATCTTCCCAAAAAGCCACATAAGTATTTTCGTGCCTAAAAGCTTTGTAAGTAGTAGGGTTAAAATCAGCATTCCATTGTTTAACTGACACTAGGCCTTCAGTGACTACGCTCCCTTCTACTCCACTGACAGCGCACAGCCCATCAGGCCCTGCATACAGTATGTAGCTACCCATATCTACAACGCTATTAACATTTACGCAAGCTTGAGCTAACTCAACCTTAATAGGCGTCATTGCACTTGGATCTGTGCCCGTAACAAAATATGGGGCACCATTAGTAAGGCAGACAACCCCATTACCAGTCGCTCCAATAGCAACTATGTCTTCTTCTAGAGTAATTCTGTAGGATATTGGCCAAGCGTGGGGCAGGTAGGGTTCGCTAAGGCAAAAACGTTTACCTGTAAACCCAGCAAACACACCATTAGCAACGATAATTAACCCTTGCAGAGGGCCATCGGGATACAAAGAAGTGTTATCGTCAGGCGGACCTATCCACGTCTCGCTTGGCAACACTTCGCCTAAAGCAAAAGACGCAGAAGCGTCCTGATACGAAGTAGTTGTGAATGGGACTTCTGCAACGAACTGAAACGTAGTATTAGTAGATCCAGTGTTTGATCTGTATATACGTTTTAACGCGCCGGTCCCAAAGTTATAGTTGCCACTAGGGTGATCAGAAGACGGCATAGGCACAGTAACAGTTTCTGTGTCTGTCCTCTCTAATACATTACTAGCTGGGCTAGGCGGGCCCTCTTCACCGAAAGCAGTTACATACGTGTATACGTACGCTACGTCATCTGGCGTTTGATCTGGATCTGCATCCCCGGTCTTAGAGATAGTGGGGGCGTTTGGTGGCGCTGGAACGCCGAGCCTATAAGAATTAGCAGGGTAACCCGACGTCCCGCTAACTATCGTAGTAACGGTGCCCATTTTAGGGTACTCTTCGCCCGTCCAATACAGCCTATCTAGAGTATCCCCCGGTATCGGGCCGGGGACAGCTTTTACATTAGCTTCTGGCCATTCTAACCAGTTAGTATCCCTGTAATAATAAATAGAGCTTCTATTACTAGACTGCAGCGCAAAAACAGATAGATTAGACGTAATCGGGGTTAATCTACCGGACTCAAAATCTACGTTGACTGCGGTCTGTGCAAACTGTTCCGCTAAAAGCCTAGGCGACACACCCGGCGCTATACCACTGAACCTGTCAATTTTAAAGTAAGCCATACGGTCCTCACATTTTTACGATTTGCAAGTATAAACCGTAAAAACTCTACTTGTCTCGGGCCACGCCCCGAGTTTTTTCAAATGTACGATACGCACCAAGCCCCAACATCCCCATCAAAACAGGCATCATCTGGGATACATCAAGTGCGGGAATAACAACAGGGCTTCCATTGATCGTGAGAACAAAATTGCCGATAGGCACACAAATAAAATTGAAGCCGAGACCAACAGCACATATCCAGCCCACTGCGGGTCTCCATCCTGCCACGAACATCGAGGAACTAGCAGCTTCAGTACGATTAACTTCAATTTGGGACTTAGCAATTTCATGGGCCTGTCTTTCTGCTAACGTGGCTATCTCATGGGCGAGCCTAGCCTTTTCTGTAGGATCTGGGATTATCTTGTCAAGCAAGCCCATCACGGGGCCAATCAACGCCTCAATCATTTCAGCTCCCTAAAACCGCACTGGCTATCACAAAGATAGCGTACAAACCTATGAGTCCAAGACAGCCCGCAACAACAATACTTGCATATTGCCAGCGTTTATTGATCTTCTTAATTCTTTCGTTACGCTCTAAGAGTCTAGCCTTGCGTGCTTCTGCTTGAAACTTAACGAAGTCATCCCATAAGCCAGCTCTACCGTAATACTGCATCAACTCTCTGAGTTCGTCTTCGGCTTGTTTAATCTGCTCAAGTGCTGCAAACTCTTCAGCATCACTGGTAAAGCCATTCTTCTTTGTTTGCCGTAACTTAAGGTCTTCTTTCGCTGTAGTCATCTGACCGATAAAACTAAAACAGTCGGTCAAATCCTTGCCATTGGCTACAAACTCTTTCACTACCGAGTAAGCGGCATTAAACGCGGTAAGCTCCGCAATCACTTGTCGGCCTTTAAATCTAGCTTCTTGTCCAGCTTACCAAACAACCGATCCATATCAGCGCCTCAATCATTTTGTCATCAGCATGGTTTCTAGGTGCTTTACTGTAGCCCTAGCTTCAGCAAGCTCGGCCCGCAAACTTGCTATCTCTTTTAAAAGTTCTTCTTTGTCTTTTATAAGAATATCTACTTTTTCTGACAATCTATCTACCTGCGCCTTTAGGGTGTCATTAAACTCAGCCCTATCTTCCCTTTCTTCTTTTGCCTCAAGGTAAATGCGGTCTGACCTTTTTGATAGATAAGCCCACAAGCCAGAAGCTCCAACTAAGGCCACCAGCAATGGCATAATATCATCTAATGTCACTGATAAACTCCACTTCAAAACGCTTAGCCTCTAGCATCTGCCGCCTAACCAAATTGGCGAGATACAAGCCGTGTGTAAGTAGTATAACAGCTGCGCTTATTCTACCCAAGAAAAACACAACCGTGTTGATTCCGGTGTCCCACTCTATGCATAAATACTCAGCTAGCACTACAGTGGTCAACATTACATCCAGACGAATCGCCCAAAGAAGACACGGCTTTTTAGTCCAGATAGTGCAGTACATAACTAGAATTGAGGCGGCAACCCAAGCAGTTAAATGAAGATTAGATATGCCTACGGCGTAGAATCCACCGGCGGCAATGATACCCCAGATGGAAAGAAGGAGGTGTTGGGCTGTGCCATTAGCTGACTTTAGAGACTCGTAAGTTCCACGCAGCCCTAGCGGTTTCATTTTTCGCTTACCGGCATGGTTGTCATAAAACGGAGAATGACGATACCTGAAGCAATTGTGCACCCAACTATAGCTTGGATGGCAGGGTCGGCAGGTAGAAAACCAACAAAACCCTGCAGCACGGATAAACAGGCAATTGCCACGCCAAACTGCACAGTTCTAGATTTAATCGCTTGTTTAAGCATATACATGCATTCCTATGCAAGGGCTTTAAAAGTATTGTACTATAAGCCCACTAATATACAATAGATACTGCGCAAGCGCAGTTACTTGACTAACAACCTTTTACATGGAGCGTACACAATGGACGAAAAACAAAACAAAGTCGTTAATATCGATGGAAAAGAACATAACTACGATGATCTTTCTGACGCCGTAAAATACTGCATTGCGCAGATCAATGACTTACGTACTCAGTTAGACGCAGCTAAAGCACGTGTTGACCAGCTAAACATGGCACACGATGGTTTCTTGAACTTACTTAAGATCGAGATGGAAAAGCCTAAAGAAGGCGAGCCAGCCGATAAAGCGGTATAAGTTAGGGGGCTATGCCCCCTTTGCTACGGCTTAGTAGGCCAGTCGATTGTGTAAGGAAAATCTGGTTGACTTGTTATATCACGCAGAGCTTGTCTATACTCTGCCCAAGCTTGTTTTTCTTCCGCTGTTAAAACAACATCAGTGACGTGCGTCCAGTCACAATCTCGTAGTAACATATTTCTTTCAGCCCTGTATGCGTCGCTTATTTCTATAAGTTGCTCAGGCGTTAGTTGTTCAGCCATTCTAAATTCCTCAAGCTATCGCTATGTAAAGGTATGATGACCCACTAGCATTAACGTTACCAGACGATCCTTTTACAGTGAACCCAGTTGAGTTAAAGTCTGTGTTATAAGTAGTGCTGTTGATCTCAGCTATATTCAAATTAAAGAACAACGCGACTGACCTTGGATTAGTAGTATCTCGAAGATTATCTAGCACAAGCCAGTCAGAAGTACTGTTGGCGCGCTTCAGTAATACAAAGGATGGTTCAAACCCGGTGGTAACTGTAACCCCAGTAGTAGTATTGCCGTTGCCAGTATATGTACCTATTTTGGACACACCAGCCACACTAGCGAAACAATAAGCGGTATATCTAACCGCTAACTCTCTATGTACCCACGCCTTGAATGTAGTGGCAGTGCTTGCATAGGAGGTAGACGCCGTTGTCGCAAATCCAGCATTAGTGTTTAAATACGCGTAGCCATAAGCACCTGTACCCAAAGCAGTACTTCCAGTACCCTGAAGACCCACTAGATTAGAGGTTCCAGTAACTACAACACCCCAAGAACCTGAAGTAAGTTTGGATTTTCGTATAGTTACTTCTGGAACAACGCCTAGCCCGTGCCCTATTGTATCTAAAAAACTGCCTTCACCTGCGTAGTCTACAATACTGAACCCTAGTTCAGTATTAGCGGATACACTACTAGTAATAGTGCCAGCTGTATTAGTAACAGGTGAACCACCAGCCTGCCATGCGTAAGCTACGTAGTTATCGCCAGAGTTGTTAAGAGAAACTGACGTCCCCCCCAGAGAAAAACCAGTGGATGTGAGCGCTACAGTATTAGTGTTTTGTGCTGCTTGTGCGGAAGTAACATCTGTCCATATCGGATAATAGTCCCCACGAACACGGTCAAACAGGGTAGGCGAACCAGTGCCGCCTCTACGCTTAATAATAACCATGTCTGGCTCAAAGCCAACACTAATACTTTGTGTAGAGCTGTTTCCACTATACAGAGTCACACTAAACTGGGAAGCACTCGCACCATA